AATATGATAGTTGCCTTGCTCATCTGCATAGATACCTGCGCCTGATGCCCCTTTGACAAAGTTACCAATGAGTATGCGTGAAAGTAGTGCCACACCATCAGCATTGGTTGAGAATTGCCCATTTACTCCAAGACCTATACCTTCAAGGAAAGTTATAAGCTTCGTAGCGACATCTTCAGCTGTCTTGGATAGGAACTCTTTATGAGTACGACGAGCACTGTAGATATTCGTATCTGCAGGTTTAGTTGTATCTCCACTTTGTATTAAGTCTGGAACATTCAATGCACCAACTAAGGCTCCAGTGTAGTTCCTCACCTCAGTTATAGATTCACTTACCTTTGTCATCACGCTTGTAGAGAGTGCATCACTGATTTCAATATCCATCTTTCCTGGTAGGTTCAGTTCTCGACTAATACGAGTAATACGACTTTTTCGATAACCAGTCTTAGGAAAATATTCAGAACTCTCTAAGCGGACACGACGTCCAACAAATAAGTCAACATGATTGTCTTCTATCCATACATGATCTGTCGGTGCTTTATAGCGAGATACATCAAGGGCATTTTTCTGATTATACTTCTCTACAGCTTCACGCAGTTCCTGCTCAGCCAATGAATAATATTCGTCTGGCATTCGCAGGTTCCATAGGATATACTTATCACCGATTTTTGGCACCAGCACTCCTCCAGGTAATTGTGTTCCGTCATTATATGGCCATATCGTGATAATTTCGAACTCTTTTGTCTCGCTATTGTAATTTACTTCAAAATAATGGTCTGTATCAGTTCCTAAGCCTGCGAGTTCACTTCCTTCTTGAAATGAAACACGCTTTACCAAGTTTGCAATTTCATACTTATTAGGGTCGAAATTCAGCTCTGAGTCTTTGAAATAGTAGATGGTAAATGGCTTGCCATCATTGTCTTTTACTTCTTTCTGACGTACACTACTCACTACGCCAACACGACGAGGATAAATATTTGCAAAGGCAGTTTGCTCATAATGATGAATAATACCGTATTTCTCAACATTCACATCTACATATTTTTCACCGTTAGGTAACATTAGACGACTGTGCCCATACTTTACACTGTCAATATTACGTGAACTTCCTATAGGGAATAGTCTTGTATAGAACTTAGCACCATCCGCCATATCACGATCAAGAGACACAAGTCCTTTATCATAACCTAAGGTAAGTTCCTCACCATGTTCACATCGACATAAGTTCACTGTCTGCCCATCAAACCACCATTCAGTATGTACTGCATCAGCAAGTTCCTTCAGTCCATCATTACAATACTTACCAGTGTATTCTATCGTAATGTTCTCCGTTCCCTCAACAATACCAACCTTAAAATTCGTGAGCCCATCCATACCTTCATTGATATTCTTAACTATAAGGCGCATGTGGTCAATTGGTCGAGCCGTTAGGGAGAACACAGCTTCATTCTCGCCATCGGTATTATTGAGGACTAGGAAACGAGTAATAAGGCTCTCTATGCCTTTCATCTGAAAACTATATTCCCACTCCATAGTACTCTTCTGGGATGGGACATATTTTTCAGTAGCCCAATAACGTTCACCTTCATAGTCGAGATAATCATTCACGTCTATGGAGATACACTCATGCAATGTAAAGGAAAGCTTCAAAAGATTGTCACCTTGAATTTCCTTATCCTGTGTGCTACTTTCTGATGGTTCGAATGTAGCTTTTATTTGTCTGTTACTATCAAACAGTGTTAGAAGCATATTTAAATAGTGTTAGAATCTTGTTATAAAATTGGATTTGGTTCTCTGAACTTCACCTTGAAACTACTTGCCTGAACACCCTCCTGCCAAAGGTAGGTAAGAGAACGATAGGACGTGCTATCAAGATAGAATACTTTAAGGGTAAGGTTGAGTTCTCGAAAGATTATTGTTAGCCAACCATTCTCGCCTGCTTTTAGGAAACGAATGAATGCCATATACTTCTGCAGCCATACCTCACGTGTAGGAGCATATAGTGCAAAGTTTAGTGTTATATCACGCTCTGCATTAGCAGGTGTAAGCACTTGAGAATATTTTTTTCCATTATGCTCACGAATATCCACTCCTACATGATCCTTTGCCTTACTTGGAGTAAGAATAGCATTGAGATTCTCTCTGCCACCTCTTTTTTCCTCGGTGAGGAACACGCCATATTCTTTCCAGATGTCGGTACCATTAATAAGCACCTGCCCTTCTAATATCTTTGTCATGTTACTTTATTTTTACACCGTCACGAATTATCTTTTTAATATCATCGCCTATTACCTTCAAAGAGGCTGCACTACTACCAGTATTCTCCTCTATCTTTCGGAGATGTTCCTGTGCTGCATTCATTTTTGCTGCTACATCTTCAACATGATCATCAATGTTTGCCCAATGTATCTGACCACTAACGAACAAGCCTTCAAGTTTTGTTGCCTGATCTTGACTCATAGCCATGAATGCACCACTCTGCCCTTGCTGTGTTGTACCGCCTTTTTCAGTTTCCTTGATTACACCAACTTGTCTGAGTTGTTCAATATCGCTCTGTGCGCTTTTAACATACTCGTCATACTCATGCTTCAAGGCCTCAAGGCGTTGACGATACTCAGCATCTGTCACTTCACCTGTTGCACGTGACTTGTTGATTTTAGCAAGGTTCTCATACCACGTTTCAAGATTCTTTTGAAACTTAGAACCAACAATGTTGTTGACAGCCATCTTGTTCACCATGATTTGCCAGTTATCAGCAATCTCATCAAAAACCTTTTCTGAACCATCTGCAAGTGAATAGAGCGAAGTAAGAAAGTCATCAAAGACATTATCCTTTGTAGTTGTGGTAAGGTTCTCATAGAGGCTTGATGTAATCTCTTGTAACTTACCTGCTTGCTCAATATACTTATCCAGCTTTTCAGTGACACGACTTCCATAGTTACCTTTTCCAGTATCTTGTATCTTTTGCCACATATCCACATTAGACCGCAGCATCTTCATCTCCTCAGGGCTTAGACTCCAGAGGCTACCATTCCATTTCCGACCAATCTGTGAACTTAATCGTCCAATCTGCTCTTGTGAGAAATCCTCCCAATAGTAATTGAAACTATGATGCTTAGCGTGATAGCCTGCTTGAGTCTCTGCTATCTTTTTATAGTTTTCTATAGTTTCACGTTGTAGCTTCTCTGCATCAACAGACATACGGATAGCTGCAGCACCTCGTGCAGTTTTCATTTCATCGGTCAAATCTTCAATCGCTTGTTCAAGAAGTTCATTTCGTTTGGTAAGTCTATCGATAGCATTTGCAACGTCTTCTTCATTCGAATTAGTAAACCACTGACTCGGTCCCTTATGACTTAACAGACCGAATGAAAGAACATTACCGATACGTCCAATGACCGTGTCTAATAATCCGCCAACACCTTTAACTACAATAGCCTCAAGCATCTTCACAAGGTTCTCTGGTAAATCAAAGATTGCGTTGATAAGATTGCCAACTGCTTCCAATATGGAATTAACCAAGTCATCAATCCATCTGAGAGAGATTAGCTCCGTAAGAGAATTGAGAATACCAGTAGCAAAGCTCTTGATACTACTTGCAATATCAAGAATTATCCTTGGGATTTGAGCAATAATGCCAATAAGTCCGCCCAAACCGCTTGATAGCACACTTGACAATTCTCCACCTAAGGAAGACAAAACATTACCCATTGTGTGTGACATCGTGGTTCCGATAGTCTTAGCCATACCTTCGCCCATCTGAGGAAGAATAGAATCTAACGTACCTTTTAACTGATCTATCTGTCCTACGGATTGTTGTACGCCGCCAAAGCCATCAACCCCTTGCCACCCTTTAGCATTATTAAGAGCGGTAGTTAAACCAGATGTGAAATTAGCAATCTCCTCCGATGTACGGTTAAGTGCAGTACCAAAAGCTTCCATGCTTTCATGTGCTTTCACTGTTGCATTTCCTAACTCTTCAGCTTTATCTTCGAGAACTTTATATTCCTCTGAGGTAATTGCACCAGTAGAGAGTTTCTTTTTACCCTCTTCACGTGCTCTAACAGCAGCCTCTTCTGTTTTAACTGCACGATCATAAACTGCTACGCTATTAGTAAATGCCTTGAGTTCTTCATCTAACTTCTGCCATGTTACACTTTGGTCCGTACCTATATATTGGCGTAGCTGTTGAATAAGGTCGGTCACAGCCTGTTGAGTCTGTGCATCTGCATTCCGATAATCATCTGTTTCTATGTAAGCACGTAACTGTTCCATCATTGGTCGCATCATCTCTTGAGTAAGACTACCTACACCACTAAATAGTGCATTCCAGTCAATACCACGGCTGATTTCCTCAAATGACATACTTGCTTCTTTTTGCTGTTGCTCCTTGAGTATTTGAGCCTTCTGCCATTTCTTAGTCGTTTCACTCACCTCGGAAGCATCTATCTCTGCTATTTTCTGTGCTGTATCTTGAGCGATAGCAAGCTTCTGCTGCTGAAAAGAACCATACTTACGAAGATAATCGCTCATAGCTTGCACCTCGTCACGCTGCATCTCAAGACGCTTTTTAGTTTCCTCCTTAGCGATCTCATCCTCACCTTCCTTTTTCTTCTTAGCAGCCAGCGAATGAGCAGTTGCAAGTGCTTCTTCCTGCTGCTTGGTTAGTTGTCCTTTTTGAGCAGCACGCCACATCTTTTCTTGCTTAATGAGTTCTTCTCGTTCTTTTTCGTAGTTTTCCCTAATCTGACGACGTTTCTTTTCAGACCCCTCTTCCAACAGGTCTATCTCTGCTTGCCGATTCTTTTGCTGTAATGCAAGCAGTTCATTGGCAATACGATTTTCTTCCCTCTTGGTATCTTTTGGCTTCTTGACTTTGGTCTTCTTGGTGCCAGATGGTGATACGTGCCCACCTATACTTGCACTCTTGCCTATATTAGCAGCTTCTTTTTGCAAGTCTGCAGCCTGCTTAAGGTAACCATCACGTTCCGCTTCTAACTCTTTTGTTTTTTTGTTATACGCTTGTTTATTAGCTTTCTCGATAGCACTAATAGCGTTAAATTTTGGGTCATAATTGGTATACATTGCGAGTCCGAACTTCTCATACCATGCAATATCAGACTCAGCATTACCTGGTTTAGTTCCTTTATGCTTAGCAAGTTTATCATCTGTTTCTACAGCTTTGTTAACCAATGCTTGAGCTTTCGCTTGTAAAAAGAGCATTTGTATATACTGCTCTGCTTTTTCAGTCAGTACATCATACCACTGTGCGACTGTATCATAGTAACCAAAAGCCTCACCATACTTACGATTCATCTCTTCACATTTTTGCTTCTCCTCCTCCTTGGAGCCTACAAAATTCTTAAGAGCCTCTCGTGTGGTGTCTATCTCAAAACGTGTCTTAATCATTTCAGCACGCCCCTGCGATTCTATCTCAACACGTTCTTGTGCTTTTTTAGCTGCTTCTTCTTGAGCATCAGACAACTCATTCCACGCTGTAATTATACCTGTAATAACTAATGATAATCCAAGTGTGAGAGTTGCCATTAATGCCGTTGCAGCTGCATTGGAAATTCCCAATGAAGTTGCAAGGCGATAGTTAGCAGCTGTAAGCAATTCCTTAGCTTTGGTAACCGTGACCAAACGAAAAGCACTATCCTTATTTAAAGCATTAAACACCTGCTGCAATCCCATAGTGATTGCCATAACACTCTGAACACGTGCTTGTATTTTCATCAGGTTTTCATTCTCTGACGCAAATAGCGACATTACACCTGTAGCTGTGGTAAATGCACCTGAGAGTCCGTTGACTCCAGAAATAAAGCCCTGCAGATTTGCATCGTCATTAGCTAAGATGCTGGTCTGAGCACGGAGGTCGCCAAGAGTATCGGATAACTGTGCTGCTTTCTCAGCCATCTTTTGATATTCTTCGGTATTCTGCTGCCCATTAAGACGCATACGTGCCATGTCGTTCTGTAACTCACGTAACTGCCTTGATAGACGCTGATTACTCTCTTTACTACGATTCTGTGCTTCTGTCAGTTCCTCCAAGGCACCTTTATCTTCTTGTAAGGCTTTCTTTGCTGCGTTGAGGTCAGCTAATATTTCTGCCTGAGCTTTACCAGGTGCAGACGTATCATAAGCTTTCTGAAGGGCTTTTACATCAGCTTCTGTCTGCTTTATGATTGCTTTCTGTTCAACAATTCTATCGGTTAAACTCTTACTGCTTGCAGCTGCGGTTTCCTCCGAAATAGAGATCTTCTGATACTCTTGTGCCAGCTGCTCAACGCCCTGCTTAGCTTGTAGGTGCTCTTTTTCTAAGAGCTGTAATGCACCGATTTCCTCATTAAGAACCTTTTTACATGCACTAATCTCTGCCAGTAGTTCCTCTTGTGCAGAACCAGGTTTCATTGTTTGCAACTTACGCTGCATCTTTTCGAGGTCAGAATTAACTCCATCAATGACCTTACGTTGTTCTGTAATTTTAGTGTTGATAACGAGAGAAGCGCGACGAGCTGCTCCAAGAAGCTGCTCAACGCTCATCTTACTTTTGTCAAGTCCAGCCGTGAGGTTATCACGCATAAGGAATTCAATCTCTACTGGTTTCATATAGTTATTTTTTATTACTATCCTTTGAGGTTACTCTGAAAGAACCCTACAATATCATTGGCTTCTTCCTCCTCCGTTTGCGCTTTCTTTTCGCTTACTTTCTTATTCACATATCGTGGAGCATCGCTGAGCATCATTATAAGCGTCTGATAGTTTACTCCATACAAGATATATCTTACACTCCATCCTGTGGCACTGGCAATTTGCCAGACAAACCCAAAGGGGCTATGGGAGCCTTCCCAATGACTCTTTAACTCCCCTCTTTCTTTTGGCTCAGTCTCAGTTTCATCGGATTGGTCATCTCTACTGATCTGATAATAGGTATAAAAGACTCTGTTCCCATAAGGGTGACGAACTTCTCAAATGCACCCTTCTGGTAGTCCCATCGCATAAAATGCCTTACGAACCATGCAATTACGGATGTCGGCAACCACTTTTGTTCTATTGTTAAAGCTATAATACGACTGAACTTCTTACCATGCTGTGCTATAAAAGCCATCTGTGCATCATAATTCATAGAACTGAACTGTTCCAACGTCATATTCATTGAAAGATATGTATGAGCTATCTTTAACTGTCTTGACATTGTAGGACGCTTCATCGTGAGCCTAAAACGTAATGGTGACTTTAAGAAGGGTATTCTTATATCCAGAAGAGGGAGGGAAACACCTCTGTCAAGCAAGGCTTCCGCTCCCTCTCTTTGGATTCGTCTAATCAATTGTTCATCCATCAGCCTTCACTTACGCTATCATTGATTTCATAAGGAGCTCCACCATTCTCAGGCTTGTTAACCTTCAACTGGCATTCAACCTTAGAAACTTCTGTAAGTGTCAACTTACCACCAAGACTCGCAAGGATAGTACCATTAGGAATCTTCATGGTCTGACCACTGACAAACTGGATTTCCCAAGGACCTCGTAATTCAACGAGGGTTGATGGAGCCTGCCAGCCTGTTACCTTCTTGTTTGAATCTTGACCAGTCTCCACGAGCTTACCACCAAGCACAGCCTGCAGGTTCTCATAATCCAGCTGGATAAGATTGAACGATGGACTTACCTGACTATTCTTCTGAAGAAGAGTGAGTACAGGGGCATCAGGAACCTGCTCAGCTTCTACATCGGTACTCTCGGGTTTTGAGCCTCCCCAATCCCAGCTACCTTTTTCAATGTAGCCTACAGTTTTCTCCTTGAACTTAACGGCTGCAATGCCGTAGATGAATTTGTTTTTGCTCATATTCTTATTTTCCTTTTTATAAATAAAATAATAGCCTTAATCTTCGATAAAATTAAACCCGTCACAAAGCCTATTAAAAGCCATTTAAATGCTGTTAGAACAGTATTAAAAGGGGAATTGTTTTTTTTCTCCTCATACTTAAACTCACCAACTTTCTGCTGACGGGCAAGATGCTTTTTGAGAGTACTGACCGTCTTTGTCAGACTGGAGCAAACCAGTTCAAGGCTGTCACAACTGGCCTCAATTACAATCTGTCCAGGTTCAGTTGCACTCTGTCCAGATTTAGCTGTGCTTAGAGTCTTTCTCCTTACTGTCAGGTTCGCTTGTCCCTGACGTGCTGTGTATCCTGCTCCGAGAGGAAGCAGGCGTAGGGAGTCCAGATTCAGCGTTAGACTCACTGACGACATTGGAA